CTGTACATGCAGCATACCATCTGCCTTGGTGTACTTCTCTATGCCACCTACAAAGGAGGATAGGTATGATTCAATAGCGTTAAGTCTACGCAGCTTCTTTAAGAAGTTACCCTCACGCTCCATGCCCTTGCCTCTAGCTGTAGCCTCAAGTGTCTCAAGGATTCCCTTACCTGTACTGAAGCCACTAGCACTAGCCCATGTAGCCTTGGGTGGTGTGAACTTAAGGCCAGCCAGTTCTTTAGTGTTCTTTAGTATATACCCCTTACGATCACAAGCCTTGCAGATGTTCTTGTTCTTACGGGGTGTACCCTTCTTAGTAAGATGCTGAACCATGCCAGTGCCATTGCATATGACACACTTGCTAGCCTTAGTCTTATAGACAGGGCCACACTGAGACTTCATAGCATCCTTGAATGCAGAGTCAGACATGAATACGTTAACACTCAAGGCCCACAACTTCTTATCTACAGGCTTACGGGAGAACACCAATGCGGATAGCTGCTCTGGTGAGTTAATGTTTAGTGGTGCATCACCCATCAGCTCAGCTACGAACTCATTTAGTTCCTCTGATAGTTCAGCCCTCTCTTCTTCAAACTCAGTCTTTACTTTGTTCAACTCTACCATGTCTACCTTGATGCCTCGCTTATAGATCAGTGCCAGTTCATAGCAAGTATCCATAGTAAGATCTAGTACAGACTGCATACTACTGTTCTCGTCATTGGCAAACCTTGCCATCTGTTTCTTGTAGACACCAAGAGTAGAGCGCAAGTCGTAGCGTAGGTACTCGTCCAGTTCATCAAAGGGAATGTCCTTTGTAGATGTACCAGACTTCCAGTAGTCGGACATAGTATCAAGCTTCTGCTCTTCCAGTTCATACTGTGCAGATACAAAGCCTAAGTTAAGAGGAGACTTGACACCCTTGTTAAGTATGTACTCACCTAACATAGTGTCGTATATCTTTCCGTCATACCTGAATCCACATTCCCATATCCACGTAAGGTCATGCACTGCATTGTGACAGACCAGTAGGGTGGTGGCATCTAATATGTTCTGCGTTATTATATTGCCATTACAAGTGGGTGGTTCATCCGAATGAGTGAAGGTAACTACAGTTTCATCCGAGTAATAACGCATACTCTCAGATAGCATACCTATCATAACCAACTCGTTCTCTGACTCAAAGGGGTCAAAGTGCTGCTTGCCATCTCTCTTACAGGTGGTGTTCTCTACATCCAATACAGTAATCATAGCTTACCCCTTAAATATTTAATTGCTCTCTTCATTCGTGCAACGTCATCATGGAAACAACCTAATGCTCTGTTGCACCTATGGCATAGCCAGCCCCTGAAATCATCTGTCTCATGGTCATGGTCAAGAACCCAAGCGGAGTTACTAGGCCCACCAGTAGCAGCCCTCTCTTCATCACATAAGCACACTGGGCATTCGTACCCCTCAGGTGGCTGACCATGTAATTCCTTAAGCCCTTTACGCACTCTAGTTAACTCATTACTACAGGCTCTACACTCATGCCGTACATAACCTCCCTTACCTACTGGGCTGAAGTCTGTCACAGGTAGAGTATGATTACACTTGGAGCATACCTTTGTGTCCTCACATGCAGGGTGTGCAGCGTATAGTTCTATGTCCTCAATAAATAATTCTATTTGATCAAACACCATACCTTGCAATCCTCCCGTCTAACATGCAAGTCACCTTGCCATGCCATCCTGTTAGTTTGTTCTTGGTTATGTTGATGTGGCGCATGGGATCTTCCGAGGTATCATCTTCCCCAAGTAGAGGATTCTTAGCAATCAATAACATGAGGTCAGCCTCAGATGCCTTGCCTGTCTTTGAACCTTCCATCATAGATTGATTAAGATTAACCTTACCCTCTGCCTCTGCACTTAGCTGTGACATATAGAACACGGCACACCCATACTGCTTGGCAATGTCTCTGGCATAGATAGCGTTTGACTTGAGCATCATGTCCTCACGGGCAGCACCATTAAGCCTAGCAAACTTATCACCCATGTCTAGTATAACAACATCAGGTGTATAAGATTTAACGACAGACTCTACCCATGTCATGTCCTTACCTGTGGCATCAATGAACTTAACATTATCCTTGATACGCTGGTACTTAGCTGTAGCTGCCGAAGGATTGTCACGTATCTGATTTAGTGTCATACCTGTGGATGCATTGAGGTAACGTGCTGCTACCCTATGTACTGCCTCTTCATTACATAAGACTAAGCACTGTGCGCCCTGCTCTGCAAAACCTTTAGGGCCAGCAATGAATGACGCATGGCTTGAAGTCTTACCTGTCTCAGGTCTAGCACCTATCATAATAAGGTGACCACCATTGATTCCCTCCACCCTACGTGCCAATGTAGGTAGGTTGAATGTCCACTGAGCCTCAAGGTCACACTTCTTAAGCAGCGCATCCATATCAATGTCAGCCCACTCAACGGATAGGTTAGGTGTGAAGTCTTCATTGTAGTTCTCAAGGATAGCACGTAGAGGTTCAAGGGATGCATGTTCACCATTGACGTATTCAAAGCCAAGGTTAGCTACCTCTTCTCCTACCTGTTGTCGGAACATATCTGACAGTACATCACTGGCTATGTCCACCCCCATTACAACTTCATTGTCCACCTGATCAAAGATAGTTTGAAAAGAATCCTTCTGTGCTGTGGTTAGTGTAGGGTTCTTGGAGAAGAACAATGCCTCCACCTCTATAGGCGTAACCGACCTACCATATGTGGTGATAGCGGTATCAATAGTAGCCTTGACCTTACGACCATCCTTACTAAAGATATTGTTTGGGCAGCGTATGCCCTTGTGATCGTCATGAAAGTCTTTATCCATGAGCGTTCTTAGTAGTGCGAGTTCCATATTTGTTCCTTATAATTAACAATGTATACTACAGTATACACTATAGTATATATTTTAATGCGTATTATACACCATAGTATATTACCCAAAGCTACTAATCAAATGGGGATTTAAGTACATAGTTTTCTATGAAGTGTTCAGGACTCTTAGACTTGTACCATTTCTTGCGACCATCCACACGCCAGCTTCCTGTTGCCATAGCATAGATATATTTGTCATTGATATGGCAGTACCAATCATCAAAGATAAGATCACACCTATCTGCATAACGCCTTAGTTTAACATACACACGCAACCTATGTGCATCGTTGGATGGCCCATCACCCGACTGCATCTTGTGCCATGTGCGAACCATGTCGTTATGTAGTATAGCCTTAGCTATCTCTTCCACCTCACAGTCATACAATTCTAAATCCACTACTCCAGTAACGCTAGTGACCTTGGGGTCAGGTACTTTTTCGTGAGGACACCCCCAATGATCTGTCATGATACCACCCAATTAGATATTTCTGACATGGTACGATTACATCCCTTGCATACACCATACTTATCCAACTTACACACACCTATACATGGTGATGTATGGACATTTAGTAAAGCTTTAGCTGTAGCAATCTCGTCTTGCAGATCATAGTAATGAATCATACTACCTATGCTTCCCTTAGCCCTAGATAGTATTCTGCCACACTCTGTATAAGAAGTACCCCTAGCCCGTAGCTGTATAACCTCAGCTATCTCTTCCTTGCTAAAGGTATCAACCCTTTGGTCGGGTGACTTACGAAGGTGATCACCTATCTTTGGTTTGAATACAATACTCATTTCATTATCCTATCTATGCTAGCTTGACGAAGGTTCCATATGGCACCATGTAATTCATATGCCTTTAGTATGTGGGCAATGCTACCCTGACCTCTCCTAAGTATAGAGGCACAGTCATGGAAGGATACTCCCATTGCACGTAGTTCCACAAGCTGATCCTTCTCCTCTGCTGTCCACCATCGGGGCTTGTACTTAGGCTCTGCTACCTTTACTACCTTAACAGGGAGTAAGTCAGAGAAGTCTTTAGGGATCTTAGGTTTGAATACAATGCTCATACATATTCCTCCGATCTATCGAGCCTATCCATGTACTCGTTATACAAATCTGAATATGCATAGTATAGTCTTTGTAACTCAGGGTCTTCCTCTGGAGTTAATGCTTCAGAGTTATCATAAGCTGCCTTGTAATCGCACAAAGCTTGAACCATTTTACTACGTAGTACCTTAGTAGAATCCATATCCACCACCACAGTACTAGGACTAAGACCTAGCTTCACCCAATCCTTTGGCCTAGTGTCTTCCCCAATAGGTGGTACTTTCGTAACATCATTCTTTGTAGACATGCTGCCTCCTATCTATAAAATATATGTTCATCTATCGTGAACACAGTAGTCATTTGTTCTGTCCAGTATGGAGCCTCAATCCACGTTGCATGGTAGTGTGTAGCCCCATCTGATATGTCGGTCACCCTGCCATAGTATATGTTAGCCGCTAAGATTGTAGCTTCCAGCATAGCCTTACTATTTTTAGGCTCGTCAGACATTCCATCACAAAACCATGAGTACTGGCAACGATGCCGTATGGGATTCTTACTATCCCAAGATGAATACTGGGCTTGCTTTACTACACCACAAACAGTGTCAGGATAACGCTCGTCCTTAACTCTGTTCATGGTGCTGTAGCCCACGGCTAACTGCCCTACCACTGGCTGATCCCTCGCCTCAAAGTAAAGGTTCAAGGCAAGGCACATCACAGCACTAAGCATTACGTTCTATCCTTAAGCCATTGTTTAAATTCATCAGGTGTCATGAAGTCCTCAATCACTATGGTCAAGGCATTCTGCATCTTCTCGTTCCTATCCAGTTCCGCATCGGTTGCAGTCTTATCCTTACAGAAGGAAGAAACCACCTCATAGTAATCTACTAAGCCCTCCCTAAGAAATGCATCTATCACCTCAGATGTGAACACCTTGCCCAGTGCCTCCAATGTTTTAGTACTCATTACCTACCTCCTATTATGCTATCCACAATCACAAGTGTTACATAGAATGCTACGGCAATGCAACATATATAACCTGCACCATATAAGAACTCCATTATTTTATTCATACTGCTACCTCCTTGGGGTAGGGTTCCTGTTTATACTTAATGTGCTTAGTAACCACACGCTTATAAGTCTTGCTGCCTACCAGAAAAATGTACCTATGCTTCCTTGGTCTAGGTGCTGAGTAGAAATCATCACCATACTTATCCCTCAATGCTTGGCTACGATTAGCTACACCTCTGAACTCGTCAGCTATAGTCATGCCATGCAGATGTTCCTTACCTCTGACCTTCCAATCAGTGCGCTTGGCACTAAGGCCATGATAGGTAAAGTTACATGCTTGGTAAACGTACCCTACATGACCCTGTGAACCATCAGCAAAAGATACTACGATCCTACCTTTAGGTAGCATGGTCAGACTCTTAGCCACCAACATGGATGCCTCATTCTTTACGTTGTACTTCAAGCATAGCCTGTTAAGTTCAAGCACCTCACCCTTATGTGCATCACCTGCTATGCCAGCCCTAAGTCCAGAGGATGCTGGAGTACCATAGGTAACTACACCTACCAGTTCCTCCCCCTTGAATAAGCCATACCTATAAGAGACACTGGGCCACCTCTTAGCATAGTGAATGTCTAGTATGAATGGCTTGCAATCATCCCTAGTTACAGGAGTTATAGTGTAGTCACTCATTAGCCATACTCCTAAGTTTATTAAGATCAACATCAAGGCGGTACTTTATATCATCATCTAACTTCAATGCAATTGCTTTCCGTATGTGCCTACGTAGTTCCTTAACATGGGCCAAGGATTTCATAGAGGCATCAGGGTCTAGTGCTACAATCACCTTGTCATACTTGAGCAAGGATAGTGCATGGCTCTCCATTAGGTTAGTACCTAGTAGGGCTACACCAACATACCCCTCAGAGGCACACACACTGGCACTGATAGCATCTTCTACCACTACTGCTACGTTGCCCTCACCTACTACGAATGGTAAGCCAGAGCCTCCGTATCGTTTCCATTTAGGTGTGACTACCTTGTTCAATGTACGACCCGTTGCATCATACAGTATATGATTCTTAACCACAGGGAATATTACCCTGCTATCTTTAATGTCCCAGTAGTGTGTACCTACACCATGTATGCCCCAGTAGTGGAGCCATGATACTGCCTCGTCAGGTAAGGTTCTAGTCACACTGATAGGCAACTCAATGGGTGATAACTCCCCACTGATACCTGCCTGATTCATCAACGCTCTTATGTCCATAGCAGATAGGTTAGTCTCACCTATACCTCTCGTACTACATGATGCGCTAAAGCATTGCCACTTGAGGATACCCATATCATTGGATGCACCAAAGGTATTCTTCCTATGGCATACAGGGCAGTTGGTTCTGACTGAGTGACCTACGGGTAACTCCAAGTCTATTACGTGCTGTCGTATGTTCATACTCACCTCTTACTGTACACTGTGGTGTACACTAGCTATGTTACACTGGCGGTGGGGGTAACGGAGTGTAGCATGTAAATGAAACACCCGTCAACCACTAAATTATTTACCCACTGCCTTAACTAAGGCATTGACTAAGCCTGTGAGTACATTACGATCACGTACCCTATGCTCAGCATCCAGTGAGGTGACCTCCTGTACAGAGTAGATGTTACGCAATGCCATGTACTCATTCTCTGTTTCCAAAGTGATCTTTATAATCATCGGTGTCCACACCTGTGCTGACTCGTCTAGTTCTGCTTTCATAGGTACATCCCCGTTCCTGTTATTACACCTTCCTCTACTAGCCATTCAAGGCATACAACTTTTACTATCTGATTATCCGCTTCCTCATAGAACTCAATCTGTTTATAGGCTGATGCTGGTTTCTTACGAGCATCCTTAACAGGCTTGAACACATCAATGATGCAGTCACCATACCACTTAAAAGTATACCCTTCACACTCATACACTGTATAAAACTTCATACTCATTACTCCATTAAATATAGATGGGGGTATAACACTACGTTACCTACCCCTACTGTTGCTATGGGCAAAGACTAAACATCCGTCCTACCCCCCTCTGTATTAACTCTTAGGCTATTCTTTGCTGTCCCATCTGGCTTGCATAGCCATGCTGGATGATTTTAATGTGTTCTTCATGTAAGGCTTAACACTGGCAGGATTGGCATGACCTGTCACTGACATGATCTGAGGTAAGTCTACCCCTGCCTCTACCATTTCCACTGTGCCTGTCCTACGCATGTCCCTGATCTGTAATAGATCTGAGATACCTGACGCATCCCTTACTACCTTAGCCTGTACTGATAGACCTCGCATAGAGTAGGGCTGATACAAACTACCCACTGGCCTTGGTCTAGGGGCTATCCACTTCTGGAACCCAAAGTCTTCATGCTGTTTCTTTAGCATAGCCTGTAGTCCTACTGACGTTGGTAAGGTAACCTCTGCACCTCGCTTGCTCTGCTCAAGTGTAAGTATACCAGACTCCAGATCATATTGCTCCCATTTCAGTAGTCGCATATCACCTTGACGTTGGCACCACTCGTATGACATCTGAGTTATCAGTCCTACGTTACGCCACTTGAACTGACTGTACGCAGTAGTGAGGTAGTCCCCTATGTCCTGCTCAGACCACACCACCTTGCGGTGAGCCGAAGACCTACGCTTGATGTGAGTGAAGGGGTTATGGTTCACAGTGCCTAGCCGTATACTATGACCAAAGACTATAGACCCTAAGCCTACCACATGGTTAGCCATTGATACCCCACTGTTTAGTAGGTACTCGTAGGCTTTCTGTGCCATAGGCGTGTTGATCTTTTCCACATCATGGAATCCAAACAGTACACCATTGATAGGCACACTACCCAGACGCACTGCCCAGTATAGGTAGTCACGTTGAGTGCCAGACTTACAGGCATTGAAGTCATAGGATTCCACATACTCAGCAGATAGATCATTGAATGTTTTCATGCTTATCCCATGCTGCATTAAGTTTAGTATCATCTATTACATGGTGAAACCCACCCTTATGAGAAGCCTTGTACCATATGGTAGTACCATGAGGGACATATTCATTACCCGTAGAGTGTAACCTAAGATAGATACTTCCCTCTAATACAAAGTTAACTGTATTACCCACCCAACTGTTACTTGATTCAACTTCCATTGCTAACCCCCTTAACCTCACTCATTATGTTGTCCACTTCCTTGAGAGTAAACATACCTGCCAAGGCACAGCACTCTAACTGCACACGTACCTCACCCCAATACTTAGAGTTCTTGTACTGACGCATGTAACCTAACGGGTTGCGTCTGCTAGGTGATACCTCTGCTACCTTAACGGAGTTAACATACACACGTACATAACTCTTGTTGTCCTTTACCCCGTTAGTATTACTTACTGTGACGTTCATTACTCTTACTCCTGTAAACCACTGTGACCCCACGTTAATGGGGTCTATTTCTACTGTACACCACAGTGTACACTAGGCGTATGCTACTAATTCCTTGAACGCATCACCTTTAATTATAGAGCTGATCTTATCTTCCATTACTAATTGTTTCTTAGTGCTACAAGATTTGGATTCAACATGTGTACTCATATGTGTTAGCACATTGTACATGCGATACACTGTATCATTAAGACCTTTATAAGAATCATGTATGCCCATGATGCGCTCAAGCAGAGCCTTGTTAACTACAGGGCCAGTGCGAGTCTTATTGGACGCTACATAGGTAGAGTAAAAGTGTATAGCTACCTCCCTACTGACCCGTAAGGTACGCATACGCTTCATATCAGCGCAGTCCTCCAGCAAATACGTAGGCCACTGAGAGGCGACCTTACCTATACGCTCAGGATTATAACTCAAGGTGTGTAGCTGAGAGAGGCTGGTATTTTCTCGCATACTTACCTGCCCATTGAGACACGTAAGCCGCATCACCATAGCCCCAATAGATAGCTTGGAGGATTGATCATGACTATCCACATACCGAATCTTTAAGCACGATGCCTCCCCTAGTGCATGATTGAAGTCATGATTGGGTAGGGTAATCTCTGCTCGTAGTCCAGCAGTCCCGTTGTAGGTACGAAAGGTGGTGGATGCATCACCCGTCTGTAAACCAGAGTGGTGCAAGCCTTCCCGTAGGCTATCCCACATCAACGCAAAGTTCTTAGGCGAATGATTACGCTTACCATCTCCTATCACCTCGTCTGTTAATGGGTTAACAGTCCACCATTTGCCGTCAACTACCACCCCATTACGAGTCTGCTGCTCACGTTGAGGGTCAAAGTTTAGATGATCAGGAAGTGCTACGATGTTACCAAAGTTTTTTACTAATGCGTTCATAGGTACTACTCCAAATTAAAATTAGTGTTGCCTCCCTGTTACAGGAGGCGTGTTACTAGGTACGTACTTCTACCTTACCCTTTACGTCAGTGATACCCTTGAGGTATCCCGTGGCTAGACGGGTGTTAGGAACCTTGGCTACATAGAATGAGCGCAGACCATAGTGGAACCCCACAAAGCATGGGCCATTGCTGATACCAACACGCATTTTAGATACTCGCTTACGATAGATTGTTTTCATGATTACTTCCTCTTTAGTTTCTACTGTACACTACAGTGTACACTAGGATTATAAGGCAAGAACTCCTGCCCTCGATTACTGATTACTATTATACACAGGTTAACTACACTTGTCAAGTGTAACACTGTATCACCCCATTGGATTGGACAGTACATAGGTTAGCATAGTCCACCTCGTCACCCTCTGGCGTTACAAAGTGTGGAGCCTTGTATGGATTGTAGCTGACCTTAGTAGTAGTACCCCCCACCATACTGCCTCGCTGTAGCCTACTATATATATCTGGTTCATAAGGTATATCATCGTAAAGGGTCGCACCCCTACCCTTGAAGGGCTGGAAGTTAACAACATCGACAACCTTACCCCGTACAAAGGCGTGTACATTCTTACGCTGCTCCCTTATAACCTGCTGCCTACCTGCCTCCCTTACAATAAAGGTAGCCTCTTCCAGATCAACAGCATAAGCATGGCCTAGCACCAAGCCTGTACTCAGATCTTGTATGCTGATCAACCCATTGTGTAGATTACGATACACTTGAACTCTCATAGGTCACCCCTATCTAATTTAATCTGTTGACTAGCTACCTTCTGGCTAAGACTAGCAACCTTACTCTTTAGGTCACCAATTTCCTTGACCATCTTACGCATAGCCACCTCGTCTAGGTCTACTAGATGCTTCCATTCCTCAATGGTCTGTGGCATAGCCTCACCCCGAGGTGTCATACCAAAATGTCTACTTGTGATTTCCTCAACAGCCACTTTGTCATACATGTACGGACTTAATTTCTCTAGTAAATTCATACCCATACCTCCTGTTTTTTCATTGCCCGTTGCAGTTCTATATCTTCAATGGCCCTACGCACAGTCATTTTCCTACGCCCTACCTTATTCTTAGCAGCAGCCTGTGCCTTGGTCACCGCTTTCATTTGCTTCCTAGTCATTACAGTCATGGCTTACCCCTATTAAAAGTTTTACTGTACACTCTGGTGTACACTAGAATGATTACGCTACCTGTACAGTAGGTATCATATGAGTATTGACCACAAACATATGGTCAGCAGGGTCAATGCCCTTACCCTTGGCAACCTTGTACTTGAGTGCAACAACCTTACCCCTTGCATCAAGGTTAAGAATGTCTGACTTGTCACCATCGACAACTTCCTTGCCCATAAAGGTAGTAGGGAAAGGCCCATAAAATACCACGCTCATAGGCACATCAGTAAGCAATGCCTTTTGTACCTCACCCTGATACTTGGGTGCCTTACTGTATGAAAACATGAGCCGATAATTGCGAGGCATTTTAGTCAGTCGCTTGGCTACCTTGGTGTAGTCATAGAAATTAATCTCAGGGAATGATTGCGGTATACTACCATTAGTGGCTAGCTCCCACTGTACATCAGACAATACATTGAGGCGTACCCAACACTCGACCCCATTCTTTTTGCATAGCTTGAGAAAATTCCCTAGCTCATGCTTGAGTTGAGCAATAAACCCCTGCCTATCAGAGTGATACCAATCAGTCCTAGCTTGCCTTGCAGCCTTGACCCCATCGAATCCCCCACGACCTGCCGCTTGTAAGCATGGCCCCCAACAGTCAGCAATAATTTGCATGGGGCATACTTTTTTGTCTGGCATAAGGCTGCACCCTGCTACCCGTAATGTAAGATCCTTATTGTTCTTGGCTAACTTGGTGTTGCCACCGCTTGTGTCTAACAATTTCATAACAAAACCCTCTGGTTTAATTTTCTACTGTACACTGTGGTGTACACTAGCCTTCCCTTAGATCCTCTAACTTACCACAGACAGCCGACCATACATCATCATCGGATATGTCATCGAACGACCCATACTCTAAAACGTGCGTAATAATGTACTCAATTTCAGGAGCCTCAGCAGGAGAATCCATACTAGCAGGGAGGTATCCCCCTGATACAGACACATCAACCCTTAGCTCCCATGATTCCACATCAATATCAAACGTGTAATTGCTTGTACTCATGGCCCTGCCTCCCTATTAAGTTCCCGATTGAAGTAGCTATTATAACATAGCTAAGTGTAAGTGTCAAGTGTAACAGTATTCTTACTGTACACTCTGGTGTACACTAGACATTCCCTCACAATTATTGCAGCCATCCTCACAGCCACACCTAATTAATTTAACTAGCTCACCCCTCCTGCACATCTTATGTGCCAGATGTACCAAGTCCACCACATCCCTGCTATTGTAGTTTCTAAATTTCATGTTGCCCTCTAGCATACATACCCTGCGTAATTGTCGGGCCGCTTCAAATTGATACTGAAAAGCAGAGGATTGATCATATACAGGACTAAGCCCCCTGCCCTCATAACAAATGCGATACCTTTCCATTGCGTATTCTAACTCAGTCAGAACTAAGCTAGGCAAATCCCCGTTATGTATATACATATTTAATACCCCTTACTGTACACTCTGGTGTACACTAGACTAATCCCCTGTATAAAAAACATTATCCAACCCGTATTGAGCTGCAATTACTGGCAGTAATGGACTCACTGAAAGAGCAGCCTCATCATCGAAACTTCGGTTAGTATTTTGCGAGATTATAGTTAATAGAATATATCCCGCAGAGTCTACAATGTAATAGCCGTGTTGATGCATAACAAAACCCCCAATAAAATTCTTACTGTACACTCTGGTGTACACTAGAAAAAAGGGGTGACATAATAGCCACCCCATATACTCACTTGACCTTGACTATAAGATCATCAACCATTGTTACTTCGGCAAAGAACTCACGCCCCATACCTGTATGAGTAGGTCGGTTAGCTCCAACAAATTTACCTGTGCTGCGATACTCTGCACCGAACATGCTGGTTTCCCTGAAGCGCAATTGCTTGCCTACGTTTTCCTTTAATACTTTTTTACTTGGGTATAAAAATAACATCATAATAAAATCTCCTGATTTAATTTACTGAAACTATAATACCATAATAACTTACACTTGTCTAGTGTACACCATGACGTACACTAGCAATCATACTGCGCCTCATTGTGATTGATCTCAGCTTGAGTCCAATCAATAGCTGCTATCCTATCATTCAATGCTGCTATCTCAACAGATCTATCAGTCAACACCATGCCACCATATGTATTGAACCTCAGCTGTTTGCCTTCCATTGCAATCACTGCGTTTTCTAATTGGAACAATAGCTTTTTATTATCACTCATAAAATCACCTCTACTGTACACTATGGTGTACACTAAAATTATATAACAAAATGAATTAAGTATTGAACCATGGCATATTGTGCGACAGCAGCGACAGTTAAGAGTGCTAGCACTGCAAACGAGCGTGACATATACACTGGCATGGGGTTGCGATTTAAACGTCTCCTGCGAATGATTTGGTGCCTTGCTGCCCGTCTTTTATGGATGTCTTGCATACTCATAGTGAATACCTCATTTGATTAATTGGTTGTCTTAAAAATAACACTGCTATTCAATGCTATTTCAAAGACAGGCTAGCGTACACTATGGTGTACACTAACCCGTAAGGTTTAGCTTATCCTTTCAAGCTATTTTGTAGCAAGGTTATCACTTGCAAGGTCGTATAATCATTGTCGGTAGATAGCTTTGCAATCGCTGCGACAATTTGTTCTGCGGTCATTTTTGTTGTACCGCCTTTCGCTTTTCCGCCATTTTTCTTTTCTTTTTCCGCACGATTCTTTTCCGTCATTTTCTTGCGTAGGTAGTTTGCACTTGCACTTGCCATTCCCTCAGCTACCTTGAATTTTTGAACTGTTTTCCAGTTATTAGCTAACCATACGGCATCGGCACGATCTCTGCGAGTCATTACATTGAGTGAACTCTCTGCAATAAACTGCCCGAACAATTTATCTGACTTGAAACCTTTACGCAATCCAATTAGTATTTCACCTATTTTGCGAAGTGTTACAAGGTTCTCTTGCCCACTTTCGACAATAGCATTGTATTGAATTGTCGCTTCATTTAAAACAGCGTGCACCTTTTCAGTTTGTGTTTGCTTAGGCTTTTCTTGCTTAGAACCCGCATTTACATTATCAACTACACTTTCAACTACTACTTCGTTTGTTGCATTGTTTTGTGCTTTATTTGGCTTAGACATAATGTAATACCTTGTATGAGTTAATCGCTGCAAACCGCTGTTTGCTAGTCGATGAGTGAACAATACAGTAAGTGTAACTTATAGTCAACAACTATTTTAAAATAAGTGTAAATAATTTAAATGGCTATTGTCTGGCTAGTGTACATCATGGTGTACAGTAGAATGTGCACGCCATTGGTGGGGTATATCTGTACAGGTTAAATGATGGGGTAGATGTTTGTAGTCAATACTCTGCTATTTGCTTTCATTCTCATATATAGCCACAGCAAACAATCATTGAAGGTATACATGTTAGCTAATCATTTACCATATACAGCATATAAGGTATGCAATGGCGCTAAACACGTTTTTTATTTGCCTATAATAGGTGCTACAACTTTATTTTGGGCTAGTATCCTGCAAAGTCGATCAGATAGTCTGACCACCGCCACCAGGGGCCACCCCCACTATTGGCGTTATATATATGTGCTAATACACAGAAGGTGAAAATAGGACTGTAAACCACTTTCCGTGAAACACAAGAGTTATACACATAGTTATCCACATACACACAGACTTATCCACAGGATAGGTGCAACATAGAAGGTTCACACGGGACATGTTCATACTTAAATGCGACATGCTAATAAATAGAGCTTGACAATTTCAATACCACATGATATAACTGATCTGTTAGTTTCACTTAAGGTGTTCATATAAGGAGATTACCTCCTAGCACTTAAATGCCTTTAACTAACTGCCCCTAGTAAAGGAAAAAGCACTTAAAGTACCTTCCTCTAAATGGCTTATCTGCCAAACACCTTAACTGGTAGCCTCTAGTTGGCTAAATCGCCAACACCTAAGGTGCCACACTCCAAATCCCAAATCGCCAACACTTACAATGTATTGTAATTTGAATGCTATGAACTAAATGTTAGTCTATATGAATTAAATTGTAGTCAATTGTAAAATAATGCTTGACATTTAACTTAAAATGGATATAACTGTATAACATGATTGAATCAACGGATGTAATGAATACACGAACTGATGATATGCTTCTTGAAAAGATGTACAAGATGCTCAATCAGAACAAATTGATGCAAGCAGACCTGCCTCACTCTACTACGTACTACGTAAGAGAAGCATTACACGAAAGGACAGGCAAACGCTACACATTCAAACAGATCACAATGGCTATTGCCCTATTTAACAAAAGAAAGAACGAGACTTTATGAGAACACTATCAGAACAGCAGCAGTTATTTCTACAGGTACTCTT